CTGTTGTTGTACATCACGTACTTTATCAAGTGGGTTATCACCATGACTCTCTGCTGGAGCCTGCGATACAGCTTTCCACATTTTAATAACATTCTCTAAACCATACTCAGAAGGATGTTTATCCGCAAAGTCCATAAAAGAATTAATTTCATCAGTATTCATCCCTTGAGATGCTAACTGTGATTGTAATTGACTTCTACCTGTTTGTTGACGTATTCCATCAGTTGCTTGGTTTACAGCACTATTAATGGTTTGCTGCATTTCTTGCATCCTAAATTTATAAGATGCAGATGTTGGGTCATTGTAGGCTTCCCATGGGTCAAATTCGTCTGGCTTTAACGCTGCTTGAGGTTGAGCTTCTGGTTGACCACCTGCCTGATTTGCAATTGCTTGCACAACATCAGGGCGTGATTCCAAAAATTTACCAACTTCTTCGTATTGTTTTAGCTTTTGATTTTCCGCAGATAGTTTATCCTTCTCAGATTGGAAGTACTTGGCCTGTTCTTCCCAATTCTCAGTAGAACTCTCCTGCGTATTAACCTGTTCATCTTGCCCTATAGAATCATCGGCTTGTCCCATTTCTTCATTAAATGGAACTCCAAATTCATCTACGTTTTGATTTTGATTATCTGTCATTATAATCTCCTTTTGCTATTTCTTGTTACCTTTTTGAGATTGACCACGTTTTTGATGTTCTGTATTTAAACGTAATTTCTCGGATTCAAGTTTAACAGCGTTACTAAGTCTACCGACAGCGATTTTGCTATCAGCCTTGGAGCCTTGTTCTTGCTCCTTAAGTCTTCCTTTAAATTTCTCAACTTCAGTTTGTTTACGTAGATTAACTGCTTCTCTATCTCTAGTTTGTAAATCCCCGCTCAATTTCTTAATTTGCTCTTGAGCACCTTGAAGTTGTTGTTGTAATTGTTGCACGACATCCATTCTTTGCATAACTCCTTGCTTATCAAATATTTCCGTCTTTTTAAGAGCTTCTTGTCTATCAATAAGACCAGCTTGGAATGCTTCCATATATACATTCCATTCTCCCCATTTATTTGAAGGCATTGTAGAGTTACCTATAACACGTATATCAAATTGACCAATAGATACATCGTTTTCAATATTCATCAATTCTTTAGTTTTGTCATCGTAAAATCTTTTATTTATAGTATATTCATCTAAATCATTATTAGGTTGAACAATTCTAAATGTTTTTTTGAAGTCATAATGAGACTTAGCAAGATTATATATAACTCGTCCAAGTCTTTTTAAACTACCTTCAATATCACGAAGTTTTGATTTAGAACGTCTTTGACCAAAGTCTTCAAGCATCATTGTAGCTGAAGATGTTTTTGGTGCAACTTCCGTATTCCCTTGCATCATTTCAAATATACCCATATTTAAGTCAATATATTTTTCAACCATTTGAGGTAATTGTAATATTGAGCTAGCTAATGGTGCAGGTTGTGGAAAATGCGGTTCCCCAAGAGATGAATCATATTCTATTGTGGCATTAGGATTCGCCCAATCTCTTTCGAGTTCTTCAATATCATGGACGCTTCCTTGAGGTACGAGTAACTTTAGGCCTGAAGACGCTTGAGCATGCGAGGTAATTAATGATATCGTCTTATTGAGGAACCTTTGAAAATCTTTATTCTTTCTAACATCACTCATTGGATAAGGAGTGTTTGTCCATATATTTGGAACAGGTACTACAGGATATACATCTGTATCTAATATTCTTTCATATAAAACAACTTGACCTACACAACATGTAATTTTAATTCTTGTTTGCATTACTTCAACAAAATCAATCATGCCCTCATCAACAGCAAGTCTTGTTTTTTCATCTTGCATAACATTAGCAAGAGCTGTTTCATCAAGAATCTTCTCATCACCTGTTTGAAGGTTAACCATTCTAAAATATGGAACTTTAATTTTTGAAAATGACTCAATTAATCGATATTTATCTAATTCAAATGTATCGTAGTCTTTAACTATATCAGGAGTAAACCTTGGTTTCGCTTGAACATTAGTAGAACTAGGATAATCTTCTTCATTATTGATTGTATCAAGGTCTTCAATTATAGCTTTTTCTTCACCTTCAGCAACTTCACCTAATTGTGGATACAAGTCTAATAATTGACGTTTTGTAAATATAGTTGATAACATCATTCCTGATGCATCATCAAACCAACGACTTCTTGAATTAGGGTCAACTACAACTCTAAACGGGTCAACATAAGTAAATTTAACTTCACCTCTACCATAATCAGCTTCAGTATCAATATATGAATAAAAATACCCTAAACCTGTAACTGTATAATCATGTATTACTTGTTTGAAAGTTTCATCGCCATCAGATAAATCCCAAATATATTCAAGTATTACTTTCCATACATTTGCAAGCTTGTTATCAGAGTCTTCTCTTCCAACAGCTGCGAACTTTGGTGGCTTAGATGTTATGATTGCCTTGAATTGCTCTACTGCAGAATACAATCTATCCATAGGCATTGCAGATTGATTTCGCTCAGCAAGAGCAGTTATTTCATCTTGGGAAAAATGATTCCCTAAATAGAAGTCAATATCTTCTCTAGCTTGCGTATCCCAGTCTTGACGTGCGTCTGACCATCGGTCCCATAACTCACGTATCTCTTTAACTCTAATATCTTCTTGAATCATGGTCGATAATATACTGATAATTTATTGTAAAATGCAAATCACAGTCTCCTTCCTGTCATCCAGTCGTAGATTTTGCGCTTATAAGTATAGCTGCCATCTTTATTTTTCTCCTTCTGCTTTGTACCTGCTTTTGGATTTCCACGAGCAAATTGAGTGGATAACCAAAACGCATCAATACAGTCATCATGTGAACCTTTTGGAAAATCTAATAGCTCTCCAATAAATTCATGGTGATTCTTTTTAAGATGAACAGCTCCTTGTTTAAACATAGGTTGAAGTCCTTCAAATAACCTATCTTTCTTTTTTTTGTTTCCGTAACCTTTAATACCTTTTTCAATCCCTGGAATAAATAAACCTTCTTTTTTACTCCGTTTATATACATAATCTCTTAACATTTCTTGATATGCAATTGTTTCAATGTTTACTCTTCTAATTGGCGAGTATCGTTTAACGAGTGTAAATATTTGGTCTGCACAGTCCATTGGTAATACTCTTTTTCTCCAATACTCAAGAACGTAATAATCAAACTCGGCAGTAACACCGATAACCATAATAACACTAAAGTCGCTATAACTATTGATTGACGAAGCAGGGTCCACGCCGATATAGATATTGATGTACTTTTTAGTTCCATCGTCCATCTGAATATACCAACTATCATTCTGGTCATCAAATCTTGCATTGCCTTTATAATACCCATCATTAATATCCTCCTCACTAAATATCTGGTCTTCAGGAGATTTAGCTTGGTTCATATACTCTTGGTAAAACTTGGCAGGGGTGCCTGAATCGATATAAAATTGTTTTCTTTGTTCTAGTTTCTTAAGTGGCCATCTTGAAGGCCATAGTGGAGTACCATCATCTAGTATAGCTTTATATGTTACAACATCCCATGAAAAGTCTTCTCCGCTCTTTTTTGCATTGTCATGTTCTCTAACTAATCCATTCAAGAATGAATCATAGTGAACAATTGTTCCATTACACCATAAAAATCCGTTTTTATCAAAATCGATAGCTGGATACACAGCAGCCGTTACCCAATTCTTTATTTGTTGCCTTCCCTCAGGAGTTTTAGTATTTAGCTCTGATTCGAAGTCATCAAGTATCATTCCAGTATATCTTGTTGATAATTGCTTTTTACCACGCAATCTTTGAGATGTACCCTTTGCAATCATACGACAACCATTACTTGTGGTAAATTCACTCTTTGTCCATTTATCTCCTTGCAAATCACCAAAATAGTAATTAATTGCAGGGTTTTCATATATATGAGTCATTATCCAGTTTAGGTTATCAATCGCTTGGTCTTGCGCCTCTCCTATCCAAGCAATAAACTCAGGAGTTTCTTTTGTTGCAAATAGGAATCTATGTAGTACTGCAGTGGCTGCTAAAGTGGATTTAGCATGGTCCCTAGGTAAAACAAGGGCTAATTGTTGTATATTTTTGTCAATTAATAATTTTCCAACTTTATTATGAAATTGCGGAGTAGCGGATGCTAAAAAGTCTTGTGGCGAAAATAGTTTACCAAATGTAATTAAATCAGTATATGCACTATGTAATACTTCTTCATTTTTAGATACATCGCCATTAAGATTTAAATTAGCCATTTATTTTTTAAATAAATCATTTACATGTTGATTTACAATAGATTTGACTTTTGGATTCAATGCTTTCTTTTGTTGCATAAATTGACTAAATGGCATTCCTTGAGGACCAACAGGGTCAGCTTCTCCAAGTATAGATTCTTTTAATCCTCTTGCAAATGCTTGTTCTGTTTGTTGAGG